GTATCCACGATATTACAGATTATATTTCAAAGCATTTAAACATGCTAAAAATGTAAAAAGCGGAAAACAAACGCTTGAAGACTTGATTACTTGGTGGCTTGAAACAGATGAATGGAAAAAAGTAAGGATAGCTGGAACATTAGTAAACGAAACCCTATTTGATGTGGGTGTTATTTATAAAAAAAGATTTTAAATTACTTATTACTGTTATTGATTTATAAAAATCAATAACAGGATGTAAAAAATGTTCTTGATTGGTGATTTCTTCAAACGAAGAAGAAATACCCTATTGACATTAAGATTAATTTGTGATATAATTAATAAATTTTGGAGGAGAGAAGATGGTAACAATAGATGATTTTAACAAAATTTTATTGTGTAGAGTTTATGGTATAGATGTGATATTCTCGAAAGACCATAGTTGTCAGAATTGTGTTCTTTATGATATTTGTAAAGATGTTCCTGAAGCAGATGAGTATGTTTATTTGTGTATTGTAAGAGGAAAAGGCAATTGTTCTGAATGTAATATGAGGAATGAGTGTGATGATGTGCTGTTTTACTATCTAAGAAGTAAAGGAAATTTCTATAATGAGAGAATTTTATTTATCTATAACCTGTATCAGAATTTGAAAAGAAATTTTGATAAATATGTTGAAATTATTAAGAATAAAGAAAATACTGAAAATGAAGGTGGGGAAGTTTACTGGAAAGCTGTTTATGAATTTGTAAAAAGAAAAGTAGAAAAATAATTTAGAAAGGAGGAGTTGATAGGATGAAATGTTCAGAATGTGATTTTGATTTTGATGAGATTGAGATAGGGGATGACAATCATTGCCCTTTTTGTGATACCGATTTTGGTAAAAAGCATAGAAAAAAATTTATGTCTTTTATAGCAGATGATGATTTTGATTTTACAGAATTTGGAGAGGAAGGAGGACATTATTTTGAAGATTGAAAATATTTCTGGAAAGAGACAACTTTATAGGAAATGTAAAGCATTTTACACTTTATTTAGTGGTAGAAAAGATGTATACTTTATAAGGTTAATGCTATCGTTTAGAGATATAAAAGATTTTGATACTATGAAAATTGCAAGATATTTTAATGTTCTTCGTAAGTTTTGTGATAGGAGAGGGATTAAAATTCATGGATATTTATGGGTTCTTGAAAAACAGAAAAGAGGTGTTCCCCATTATCATGCAGTTATTGTTGTAAACAGAGGTGTCAAAATACCAAAACCAGATAAATCATGGTGGAATTATGGTGCTTCAAGTATAAAAGCATCTGATTATTTCAGTTATAAATATTTAACAAAAGAAAGTCAGGCTATTGTTACAAGAACAATAAAGAAGTTTGTTCATAGATGTGGTGTTGGTTGTCTTGGTGATGCTAAAGAATGGTTTGATTATCTTTCTTTATGTAGAGCATTAAAGATAATGTCCAGAAAATTTGGTGAGTTGTGCAGAAAAGTAAAAGGTAAATGGACATTTGTTGAAAATAATGTTAGAGTTAAATGGTTTGGGGACTTGAATGATTTGAAGACAGATAAATGGAAATTTTTGTATGGGTTAGTAGATGCAAAAACTGGAGAAGTTGTTTATTATCCATCTTAAACAGGAGAGATAATGCCACGAACAAAAAAGAAAACTGAAGAAGTTTTGGTTAAGGATTTGTTTAAAGAAATAGAAGTTCCATCACCAGCTTTTTGTAAAAGATGTTCTAATAAAGATGTTAGAAAAATGCAGGACTTAATAAACAGAATGTTTTTTATGATGAAGCAGTTACATCTTAAAATATTTGACAAAGATGAAAAAGATTTAAATTCATTATTAAATCATTTGGAAAAGTTTTGTAAAAAAAGAAAGGGATAAATTATGTTTGAAAAAATTTATTTTATCATTGAAAATACTTACAGGTTTAACAGAAAACCAGAAGAAACATTTGAAAAAATCAAACAGGTTATTAAAGAATATTACTGTATCAAGGAGGAGAGGATTGAAAAAGATTAATGCAGTCATTCTTATTTTAGGCATAATTTTTATTCCAAATATTTTACATAAACATAAACCAATTCCTTATTCTGATGATTTTGTCAAAGCTGTAGTAAAAGTTGAATCAAATGGTAATGCTAAAGCTGTTAGTAAAAAAGGTGCTATAGGGTTAATGCAGATTAGATACAGTATTTGGGAAAAAGAGTTAAAAAAACATAAAATTATAAAAACAAGAAATTGCTTATTTAATCCTGTTAAAAATGTTAATGCTGGTAAATATATCCTTGCCAAATACTACAAAGAAACAAACTTTGATTTAGAAAAAACATTAAGCAAATATTCTGGTAATTCTAAAAATTACTATAACAAAGTTATAGGAGAATTTTATGGGAAAGATAGATAACATATTTGAGATGTTAAAATCTTGTGATATTGATGAATTGACAAAGATTAAAAATTATGTTAACATGCTTTTATCTACTGAAACAGATGATGAGAGTGATGATGAAAAAGTTTTGTATACATACTTAACTGAAAGAATGAAAAAGGAAGGAGTTTTTTATCCTCAATTTTATGCTATAAAGAGTAAAAAACAGATAAGGAAAAAATTGAGAGAAATTATTTCTTTCTTATTTGAAATGTATGGCTCTGACTTAACACAGAGAGAAAAGATGAAATTGTTTGAATTATTTGCTGAATTACTGGTAGGGTTTTTAATCAGATGTAACATTCCTGTTTCGTTTGAGACTGTTTACAACAGTAAAGAATATTTCATTGGCGAATTAGACAGGGCATTTCCATGGTATTCAAAAAATGTTCTAAAAATTTTGGTAAATGGTGGGGATAAAAAATTTTTTAGAACATGTGTTAATAAAGGAAGTCTGTAATGGATAAAATATTAGATAAACTTTTGAACAGTTTTAATAGTAATGAGTTAAAGAATGTGGACATAAGAATAAGGGAAGAATTATTAGACTCTGTTTTAATGTGTATAAATCAAGATGAAGAAAATATTAAAATCTGTCTTGAAAGGCTTAGTCTTATCAAAAGTTTATGTTTATCTGTTGTTAATCTTGTTAATCCCGAAACATATAGTCTTGTTTGTGAAGTTATTAACGAGCTTAAAAGAATAAAAAAGTTGATTAAAAATTGAGGTAATACATGGAAAACTATTCAGCCTCTCTACAAGAGAATATAATAACTTTGCTTGTTTTTAAAGATGATGTTATTCCGTTAGTCAAAGAAAATGTAGATGTATCTCTATTTGATAACAGGTTTTATAAAAGAATTGCAAAAGTATCTGTTGATTATTTTAATGAATTTAAACAAGCTCCCAAAAAACATATTTATGATTTGCTTGAAAAAGAGTTATTGAGTGGGGATGGTAAGGCTTTTGTTGAAATATTAAAACAAGTAGAAGAAATAAAAGACTTTATAAATGTAGAATTTGTTTTAACACAGTTAGAGAAATTCATAAAAATACAATCTTTAAAACAGTCAATAAAAAAGGCGTATGAATTAGTTGAGATTGGTAATTTAGAAAAAGCTGAAGAAGTAATTGATAGTTATGGAAAAGTAAAAATATCATCCTTTGATGCTGGGATAAAATTTGATGATTTTACTTCTATTGATTTATTAGGGGAAGAAGAAGATGAAGACACCATTTTAACAGGAATAAAATATCTTGATGTTCTTGGACATGTTCCGCATAAAAAAGAACTATTTATAATGATGGCACAATCTGGTTATGGTAAATCGTGGTTTTTAGTTCATCTTGCTAAATTTGCTCTATTACAGGGAAAGAAAGTTCTATATATAACACTTGAATTAAGTGATGTAAGATTGGTTAGAAGATTTATACAATGTTTGTTTGGTGTAACTATTCAGAATGAGTTTGTGTATAAATTACCTATATTTGAACAGGATGATTCTGGTTATTTATCTAATATCAAATTCAAGGAAGTATTTTATACAAAATCACTATTAAAGGAAAAGACGGTAAAAGAAGTAACAGAAAAATTAAAATATTTCAGAAACAAATCATTTGTAATAAAAAGTTTTCCATCTGGTACTCTTTCAGTAAGAGGATTAAGAAGCTATATTGAAAATCTATCAGAGATACATAATTTTGTCCCTGATATAATTTTACTTGATTATCTTGATTTAATGGAAGTGGACCCCGAAAGAATGAGAATTGATTTAGGAAGAAATGCTGTTGATTTGAGAGGTATTGCTGATGAAATGAATTTAGCAATGGTTACTGTAGCACAAACAAATAAAGTGGCAGAGGATACTAAATTAATTACAAGAAAACATATTGCAGAGGATTTTTCAAGAATAAGAACTGCTGATATTTTTATAACATACAACAGAACAGTTTATGAAAAGAAATATAATCTTGCAAGGTTGTATGTAGATAAGAGTAGAAATAACAAAGATGGAGACTTAATTCTTATTTCACAAAATTATGATATTGGTCAATTTTGTTTATCTTCTGCTGTTATTAATAACAGTAAATATGAGGAAATATTTGAGAATATGAATGGAGGTAAAAATTGATACCGCCGAGAAGCATAGAAGATTATTTAACAAGATATTTGCCGAACAATGAAGACTACTACAAAAAAGTAACACACATCCCTTCTTATAAACATAAGACAGAACCATATCAACATCAAAAGATTTGCACATATATAGGGTTATCTGAAGATAATTTTCTATTTTTTGCTGATACAGGAGCAGGAAAAACTAAAATAGTTCTTGATATACTTTCAAATAGAGAATTTGAGAGAGCATTAATACTATCCCCTAATGTATCAACAATATCTACATGGGAAGATGAAACAAAGAAACATTCAAATTTTGGTTATCTTTCCTTGTATGGTTCTTCAAAAGAAAGATGGGACGCACTAATGAGAATTAAACCTGAACAGAAACTTGTGTTTCTTAATTATGCTGGTTTAGTTGCATTGGTTTCAGATAAAGAAGACGGTAAAAAGGAAGTAAGTCCTTATAGATTATCAAAACTTTCAACTTTTTTTGATACAGTAATTTATGATGAAATCCACAAATGTGCAAATGTGAAATCATTAACATTTAATGTTTGTAAAGAAATTTCTAAAAGCTGTAAATTGAGATTTGGATTAACAGGAACACCAATAGATAAAGACCCTATTGATTTTTGGTGTGAGTTTTATTTAATAGATTTAGGAAAAACATTTGGTAAAAATTTCTATGTTTTTAGAGAAGCCTTTTTTAAAAAGGCTAAAGTTCCTTGGGGTTTCAAATACAGGTTTATCAAGGATAGAGAAAAAAGATTGTATACATTTTTAAAGCATAAATCAATAAGGTTTTTAAAAGAAGAAATGCTTGATTTACCAGAAAAAGTATTCAGTAATATTAAGGTTAGTCTTGATAGTGAGGCTTATTTCTGGTATGAAAGATATAGAGATAAGCTATTAAATATGACAAGATTTGATACTGATGCAAAAAGCAGTTTTACTAAATTAAGAGAAATATGTTCTGGGTTTGTTAAGGAAGAAGAAGATGTAGTAGATTTTGGGACAGAAAAAATTGAAGCATTGTTAGGGTTAATAGAAGAAACACCAAAAAATGATAAAATTATAGTTTTTTTAGATTTTGTTAGAAGTGGTGATTTAGTATGCAATGCTTTAGCTAAAAATAAGATAAAGTTTGTAAGATTGTATGGCGGAACTAAAGATAAGGTAGATGTTAAAAATACTTTTATAGCAGATAAAGATGTTAAAGTATTAGTTGCTAATGTAAGGTCTGGTGGAACAGGTTTAAATTTACAGGTAGCAAATTATTGTGTATTTTATGAATTACCATTAAGTTACAGAGAATATTTACAGGCTTGCGATAGAATACACAGACCTGGGCAAACTAAAACTGTTTTCATATACCACATAATAACAAAAGACACTATTGAAGAAAGAGTTGCAGAATTATTACAAGAAGGAAAAGATGTAGTTGATGCTCTTGTTAATGGTAATTTTTTTAAGAAAGATAATAAAAGGGAAGATTCAATGAAAGATTTTAAGGAATATATGAAAGATATAAACAGAATTATTAGGAATACAGAACGGAGAGGCTATGGAGAATTTAATCTCTACAAAAAATTTATCTGAAAAAGATTTAGAACAAATCATTAAGATTTGTAGATATTTTGCTAATAGATTTGGGAAGACTCCTGATGAAAAAGAAGAATTGTATTCTGTTGCAATAACAGAGGCAATGAAGTATGTTGAAAATTTTAATGATAAACTCGGAAAAGAATTACCAAAATTTTTATTTAAAAGAATTTTAGGTAGTATAACAGATGCAAGTAAGGGTAGAAATGAAGTAGCTTTTACTTTCAATATAGAAACAAATGTTTTTGAAAAAGTTGATGATAGATTGTTCGTAGATTATGCACTATCTGTTTTAAATGAGAGAGAAAGAGAAGTTGTTTTCAGATATTATTTTGAAGGAAAGACATTATTGGAGATAGCCAAGGAAGCTGGTCTTTCAAGGGATGTGATTTTTAAGATTAAAAGAAAAGCATTGAATAAAATGAAGGATTTTTTATGCCAATCAGAGACGAAAAAATTATAACCTTTCTTAAAGAAAACAATATTGATTTTGCGTTGCGTGGAAAAAATATAAGCAATAGAGTAGTCTGTGGAATAAACTGCCCATTTTGTGAAGATGATTACGGACATCATCTTGGTATATTTAGGGAAGGGTTTTTTACATGCTGGAAAAATCCAGAACACAGAGGAAGTCTATTTAAACTGTTTTCATTCTTAACAGGATACAGTTTTGATTATTTGAAAACATATTTTGAAGATGATTTTGATAGATTTGCAGACATTATTGAGACAGAAAATAACATTAAAAAATTAACACTTCCAGAATATTTTGTTAAAATAGAAAAGAGACCTTCTACAATGTTGTTTTATAACTATCTTAAATCAAGAGGTTTTGATGATGTTAAAGGACTTGTTGATAGATATAATATTTTATGTTGTTTTAAAAATGAAGAATGGAATAATAGGATTATATTTCCTGTTTATATTAACGGACAAATTGTTACTTGGGTTGGCAGGGCTGTCTCAAATAATGCAAAATTAAGATATAAAAACTTATCAGCAGAAAAATCAATATTAAAGACTACTGATTGCTTGTATAATTATGATACAATTATACAAGGTGGGGATATTTTAATCATTACAGAGGGTGTTTTTGATGCAATAAAACTTGATTATTACACATCTGAAAATATAAAAGTTACTTGTATCTTTACCTCAAGGCTTTCTGAAAAACAAATCCATACCCTATTGACTTTATATAAAAAATATGGTAGAATTTTTATTATCCTTGATAAGGATGCTTATATTAAGGCATTGGGTATTAAGGATGAATTGTCTTTTATAAAAAACATTGAGGTTTTTATATTGGAAGATGTGAAAGACCCTGCGGAATTAAATATAGCAAAAATAAAAAAATTAGAGGAGGAATTAAATGGGAAAATTTAATGATTTAGTCAAGGCAGTTTATTTGAAAAAGCAAATAGTTTATGGTAAAGAAAACAAGGCATTTTTTACAAAGGATAAAGTAATTATTTATTCTGGGCTTAGTGTTTTAGAAATACCTAATACTTTCAATGTTGAAAATGTAGCCATTGATTTGAATGTGTTTTATGACATTGTTTATAAATTCGATACATTTAATATTGTTAGTTACGACAGCAAAGGGCTACTATTACATGAAGGTAATCATAAGGTAAAAATACCTACTATTGATTTTGATGAAGTGTTAGAAATTAAGGATGAAAAAGTGGAAGAAGTTGATGCTTCTGTGTTCAAAGATTTGGTAAACAATATAATGAACAGAAATATCCCTATTGTTTATAAACATTCTTTTAGTGAAAATGTTTATTTCTTTGATAATAAAGCTATGAGAACAGATGGTTTTGTTTTATATTCTGTTCTGTTTAGGGACAGAGTGTTTAACGATAGGTATTTTGTAAACGCTGAAAATCTTAAAGTCCTTAATAACATTCTTAAAATAACTGATATAAACAAAGTTATTTTTGGAAGAGATTATCTCTCTGTGTATTCTGATGATTGCAGTTTTTTCATACCCCTTTTTATAGAAGAAAGGGATTTTTGTGATTCATTAGAGACACTTCTTCATAAAGGTCTTGGTTCTGTGTATAATACA